CCGTGCATGAGCGATTCAAGATCGGCTATTGGACCTTTACCATCTCTGAAATCATCAAACATTTGATGCAGATCATCTAATAGACCATCATCAACTAGCGTTTGCATAATTTTTCGTAGCGCGGCGTCAAACTTTTCTTGCAATGTTGCTTGTTCTGCAGCCGCTTCTGCCATGTCTTCATAATCTTTTTGAGTCATATTGACTTCATCGCCAAGCGCACTCATATCGCCACTCATCATCATTGCTAAATCTTGTACGCTTTCAAGACCCATCGCGTTGGCAAAAAATTGTCTTTGATAGTATGACATATCATCAAAAGAAAGACCGGCTTGATCAATGGCATCAGTCATCATCTCAAATCTCTTAACCGGATCGGTCTCCATCATCATGTCCATTGCGTTTACAAAGTTGCCGCCCAAAGCAGCATTAAGCTGTCCGGACATTTCTGCGGCGCCTTCAAAAGTATCAAACTGATCGGTAAGATTCAATATTTTTTGTATTTCTAGTCCAGTTCTTTTTGATTGAATTGCTAAATCTTTAAATGAATCAACGGCAGTTGGACCTAGTTTAGCGAGATTTGGCAACATCTGACTAAAGTCCGACATCATATCTTGAATCGGAACATTAATGGCCATTGCTAAATTTGCTATTTCCATCGTGGCACCACCCACTTGATCTAAAGATAGTCCTGCGACTTTATCAAGAGTTTGAAATGCATTACTAACATCATCCACACTAGCGCCATATAACTCTAATGTTGTGGCTGTATTTACCAGCTCTCTTTGTATATGGTCTTGAGCAAATGCAAACTCTGTTACTGTTCCAAAAGCCGTAATTGTTGCCGCTGAATATTCTTCTAGGCCAACATAAAAATTAGCCATTTGATCAGCGCCCTCGCGCATTGCACGGGCAAATTCACGGTCTGTTTGGTTTGTTGCCCTGCCAATAGCTGACTCAAATTCATCAATAGCAAAAAGCGCATCCATGAATCCGCCAATAACGCCATCGATAAATCCACTAAACCCTGATTTAACCATCTCAACCATGCCGGCGGCGCCGCCTTGCATAGCATCTTTGAACATTTTTAAATTATCAATATTAAAAACAGCACTTTTATTAAACGGAGCTAGCGCAGAGCCGATTGAGCCGCCAAGCTGCTTGCTTGCGTCAATCGTTCGTTCAACTTGGCTAGCTTGTCTTTCAAGTGCTAAAATTTGTCTATCAGCTATCTCCAAATTATCTTGAGCAACCCTAAGTGCCTCTAGCTGTGTCTCTACGTCTCCTTCGCCGGAAGCAATTTTTTCTTTGGCCAAGGCTAATTGATTTTCAGCAATTTCTTGCTGGGCTTTCATTTTCAAAACTCGCGCTTCTTCTGAAGCCTGTATTGAGTCTAATTTCTTAATATAAGCTTCAAGCGCTTTATTTTGGGCGTCAAGGTCACCAGTGCCACCGCCACCACCGCTTACTTGTAGTTTTTTGGCAATTCTTTTTTTGTCAGAATCGCTAGCGCCATCAATCGCCTTTATGATATCTTTAATGTCCAATTAAAAAAACCTCGCCTATTCTTAGTAAATAGTTTTATAAAAAAAAGACAGGCTTTAACCTGTCTTGTTTCTGTTAATCGATGATGGCATGGGATTATTGTGAGGAGTTAGTGTATGGGTGGAGCCAGAAGATCTTCCCCCTCTGGTACTTTTGATAGATTCCTGTTCAGATTTAAGCTGCTTTACTAATCTTTTAACAAACCAATTTCTGAGCTGTACAGGCAAATTATATGCCTCTGTAAATGACCAACCGCCGTGATATTTCAAAAAGAAAAACTGTTCATACATATTCTCCGAATATTCATCGGTCAGGCCAAAAAAAGTCCGCAGTCAGCGGCACCTCCATTTCCTGCTCATGATCGCAAGCCTCACAGATAAAATTATCTTTAAGTTCGACATTTGGAGCAGCAGTTTTATAAGCTAATCTTAAGTGCCTAGAATCTAATGATGGGATATTATCGATTAAATAATTTAGCGCTTGGGCTGTTGAATTTCCATTTACAGAAATCAACATACTTCTTAGCTGTCTTGTAACGTTTTGTTCATGACTATTTCTTTGGCGATCTTGCTTAACACCTGATGTTAAAAACTTTTCATCTTTGCCTGTTAAAAGTCGAAAATTAACAGTTAGACCGGTCTTTGGCAAAACTGTGCTAAAAGTGCCGTCTGCATTATCTGTAACTACCTCATTCGCTTCATCACCATGATGAATATCAAAATTAAAAAGATTAAATGTCTTTTTTTGTTTTTGACTACAAGCCGGGCAAGTAATTGATGTTGTATATTCGCTTCCGTATCCGGCAATTCTGATAGCAATAACAATAGCATTGCGGTCTCCAACAAGCAAATGTTCTGGCTTAATTCGTTTATCAACAATTAAACTTTGCAACAGCCTGTCTAAAACCACGCCTTTTTTTAGTAATGTTCTGGAAGTTAGTAAATCTTCTTCTTTTGCTGTCATTTGTTTCAATTCAATTGTATCGCAATTGTGCAATGGGTGCTCAGATGGATAAAACTTACCTTTTGATGGTAAATCAACCATATCCGTTGGGATAACAAACGAAAAGCCCTCGCCGCTATCAGTGTTCGTATTCGTTGCGGCAACAGGCATTTCTTGGCTCGGAGGTCCGCCTCCGCCCAAACGATCTTTATTTCTTGACAATATACACCTCTCTTTTTGAATTAAATTGTCTTATTTTATTATCAACTGTTATGAAGTTGAACCGAAGAATGGACCGTTACCTTTGGCGCCATTCGCGGCCGACGAGCCACCAGAGCCATTAGCGGAAAACACCTCACATGTAGCCCAGTCATATCTTAATTTTATGGAAAGCTCGTTAATCTCATCAGCTCCGTATTCTAAATCGCCATAATTTATATCTGTAATAAATGCATTTTTGAGAACCCACTGTTCTAGATTATCACCATTGGCGTTTATTTGATTAATGGTTACTTGGCCAAGCGACCCTACAGCACCACCTTTAGCTAAAGTTGAGCGTTGATCGGGGGTACCAGGGATAACGTAGCCGGCAGCTACAACAATATCAGAAAGAGTGGCTGTCATATCTGGGTCAACAGGATCGACTAACTTTATTTCAACCTCATTCCAAGTAACAGAACCAGGATAGTAAAATGTGTGGTTTAAATACTTATGCTCTGTTGTAGCAATTGAAAAGCTTGGCTTAGTGGCACCCTTAGCATACCACATAACGTTGGCAGAGGATTCCCCAGACTCAATACCATCTATTTGAACGGTAAATCTAAATTTTCTTTTTGGCTCTGATATCAGGCTTGCGTCGGTTTCGGTCCAGAATGGCATTTTTTAAAGTCTCCTATTTATGCTTTAATTTAATTAGTGTGTGGGCTGAAAAACAGCCCTTGCTTTTTAGTCATCAAAAGATGCGCCTGTCGACATGATCGAGAAGTCAATCGCAATAAATTCAATTGCTCTTGCGGGCTTAACCATAATCTTGGCATAAAGAATATTTTGATCAATCAAGTCTGCTGTTGTGGTAGAACTATCAAGAACAAGTCTAAAGTCGGTAATACCGAATCTGGACTGTACACTCTCTAATAGCGGGCGTACAAGGCCCTTGAATCTTGTCCAAGTTGATTCAACATTTTGCTCAAAAAGCACCTCGGTTGATAAAATTGAGATTTGTTTCTTAAGGTAAATTACCAATCTGCGAACATTAATTCTATCTAAAGCGCTTTGTCCTTCTTGTAAGGTTTTCTGCCCGAAGAGCACAATTCCGCTTGATGGGAAGGATGCGATTGGGTTAATATTCGCCTCATATAAGGTATCACGATCTTTGGATGTCAAGCGCTCTGTTACGCCGGAAATTGTAATACCAGCGGCGCCTTCACTTAGTCCACCGCGATTAAATCCAGCTGGGGCAAACCAAACATCTGTTGACGCTTGAGAACTAGCAAGAGTTCCGAGAACCGCTACAGTTGGCGGTACCCAAAGCATTTGACCGGTGGTATCATCACGAGTCTGCACCCAAGGATAGAATGTTGCACCATAGCTAGAGTCAATGTTTCTATCTCTTAAGGCGCTAGCAGCGCTGGTTGGCGTTGTTGCAATTCTATCAGCCTTTGAGCTTCTAGAGGCATATGAACCTTCATGAGATGGCAAGTATACATCTGCTAGGTCAATTAAACCAAGTGCATCCGCTCTTTCCTCACATACTCTGATTAAGTGGGTTGTGAGCGCATCAAGAGTAAGACCGGGGACCGTCAGCAAGTCGATATCAACAAACTCAGGATCTGCAAATGTATCAATCGCTCTCTTAAGAGAATAGAATACATAATCATTATCATTGGTTGAGTTTGTAGACATTAATGAGTTTGCTAGAGGATCTGGATAATGAATGTCAAATCCATCAAAGCCGCCCCAGAATGGTGCTGTAAATTGATTGTATCCAG